ATACAAATGTCATAATAGTGTGTAAAATCCACATTTTATAGCGTTCAAATACCTTTTTAAGTTCATAATTCATTGTGTCTCCTTTTAGTCAGTTGTTTAGGTGCTGTTTATTTATAATATATCAAGAGAAGGTAGAGAGTACCCTATTGTGGATACTCTCATCTATTTGATGTGAAACTATGAGGTTTGAGGTTGGATAGCATTGGAAGTTGTGTCTTCAATACCTAATTCATTGTATTGGTCTACAGTTAGGAATGATTCTGTTGGGATATGACAATAAACTGTGTTGCCATACTCTTCTAAGAATGCATCATATTGTGCATCTGTCATCTTGTTGACCCAAGCAAATACATTCACACTGTCTTGGTTGAAACTCTCGCCTGACTTTGAGATAGATATAGATAACTCGTGTCCTGCGAAGTCAACTGTCTTGCTATTGCTATTGTTGAAGCAATAAGTAGAGCCTGACTTGCCCTGTTTGGATACCCAATCTCTTTTCTCAAGGGTACATAATACGTAGTCATTCATTGTTGACCTACCTTTCTTTGTTTGTAATTGATTCTATTCAGGCACCACTCTTCCGTGCAATTCTCTCGCCTTCTAACAGGCACCAACTAAATAGAATATAGTGATGAGTGCTAACAACATTGCTAACACTCATAAAGTTCTAGATGATTTCAACCCACGAACAAATTTGCCTTCGTCTAAGAGTTATGAGGCTATGTTCTATTACAGGTGATGGCTCATCTAGTAAGTATATAAATCTTTCGTTGTATAGATAGTGTGTCAGATACTAACCACCTTCCCGCTATGGCTATGCATACAACGAAGTAAAATGAAATCTAATTTGGAATGGAAGTTAACTAAAAATGCATATAAAAAAGGCTATATAGGGAATTTATTATTGATAAATAGGCAACATACTAAAATCCTATAATTTTTGAAACCTTAGGATTGCTTAACCAGTTTTCAAACCTCTTACCCTTAAAATACTAAGTACCTGTTTTTCAGTAACTTAGGCTATAAAAAAAAGTCTTGATTATTTATTTTAAAGTAATTAAACTATTATTATATATTTTGATACTTAACGAAAAATATTTTAGTTACAAATTAAGCTACAGTAAGCTTAAGTAGGTAACGGTTCACAAATCTTTGAGGATTTGCTCACATAGCTTAAGGGAAGATATGATTAAGAAATCTAATAAGAAAAAGAAGTTAGCTAAGGGATGCTTAGTATATAAGCTAGAGATAGCCTATAATGAGGAAAGTAGTGTTGTAGAGTATATATGTGAAAGCATAGATAAGGAAGGATTCTCAGGGCCAATTGACTCTAGTTGGGAATATATGGAGTCTTACTTTGATGAAGAAGATTTATGTATGATGGATTCTTTGTATGATGTCGGAGAGGCATGAGATATTATAAGGTTAAGGGTATTAAGCATACTGTATACGAATCAGAGAAAGAAACTCCACCACATTTAAATATAATTAAGAATTGGCGTAAGGGCAATATAGGAGATTGGATTTTAGCTGATGATAGCTGTATAATTCAAATACTTAGAAAAGGTAGTATGCTTAGAAAGAATGGAGAATTAATTTATATGGGTACCTGCACTGGTACCTTTTTAGTTTCAAAGGACACATTTATGGACACAGACCGAAGGATTAATATATATTCTTTCGGTGGTAATTCTACGCCTGAACAGGTTGTAGCTAATAGAAGAAAGATGACAGCTAATGAAGAGTTGTTTGTTTTGTATATGTCTCAAGGTTTAGAGCTTGAAGATGCATATGTAAAGGCTTTTCCTACTAATAATAAACGATATGCTAGAATGAAAGCTGTTAATTTGATTAAAACAGAAAGGATAAAAACTGCTGTGAAAGAAGAATTAAAACCAATACTAGAAGAACTTAGTATAGATGAAAGAATGGTACTTGAAGGCATTAGAGTAGAAGCTCAGACTGCTGAAAAAGCTGATACAAGATTAAAAGCTTTATTTAAACTTTCTGATATACTAGACTTAGAAGATAAGAACTCTACTAAGATTCAGCAAATTACAGGAGTTCAGTTTCAAGGACTTACTGATAAAATGATTGAAGATGCTGAGAGACCAAAAGAAATCGAAAATAAATAATTGCTGGAATTGTATTCTTCGTAAAAAAGGTGGTATTAATGCATTTGGTTCTTGTTTGTGGTGGAACGAACCAAAAGAAATACCGTCAAGTATAGTAGATATAGGGTGCAAGTTTTGGAAAGACAATTATGAACAACTTGAGTTATTTAAATAAAGGAGATAGATATGCCAAGGGTAGGTGGAAGAAGTTATTCATACACAAAAAAAGGTAAGGCAGCAGCAAAAGCTTATGCTAAAAGAACAGGTAAGACGATGACTAAAACATCTAAATCTAAAACAAAAAGGAAAAGAAGTGCTTATTAATGGCTAATATTAATAAATATTCCCCAAAGCAATTATTGAAACAAGAGGAAGCTCTTGAACTTGCTAGCAAAGACCTTATAGCATTTGGTAAGTTATTTCTTCCAGATGACTATATGCGTTCTGAAACTCCCCCATTTCATTATGAGATAGCAGATGCAATAACCAATAAAGAAAATCAACAGGTTGCAATTATATTACCTAGAGGTCATGGTAAAACTGTGCTTACTAAGGCTGATATACTGCAAGCTTTTTGTTTTACAAAAGAACCATTATTTTATGGCTGGGTATCTGCGACTGCTAAACTTGCGACAGGTAATATGGATTATATAAAATATCATTTGGAATTTAATGAAAGAATTCAGTATTATTTCGGTAGTCTTAAGGGCAAAAAATGGACAGAAACAGATGTTGAAACAACTAATGGCTGTAAACTTATCTCTAAATCTAACATTTCAGGTATCAGAGGTGGAGCAAAGCTTCATAAAAGATATGACCTTATAATTTTAGATGATTTCGAGGACGAGAATAACACCATTACCCCAGAAGCTAGAGCTAAAAACTCGAACCTTATTACTGCTGTTGTTTTCCCTGCCCTTGAGCCTGCTACGGGTAGGTTGCGTATTAATGGGACACCTGTTCATTATGATAGTTTTATTAATAACCTTATTGTCAATTATGAAAAGGCTGTTAAAAAAGGTGAAGAATTTTCTTGGGATGTAGTTCTTAGGAAAGCAATAATGGATGACGGAACTATCTTATGGAATAGCTGGTTTGGTAAAAAGGAAATGGAACGTAAGAAAAAGTTCTATGCAGATTCAGGTCAGCCATACAAGTTTTATCAAGAGTATATGATGGAAGTTCAGTCTGCTGATGACTCGATGTTCACCAGAGACCATATTAAATACTGGGAAGGTAAATTCCAGTATGATGAAGAGACTGATATTTGTTTTTTGAATATAGATAGTCAGTTAAAACCAGTAAATATTTTTGCAGGAGTTGACCCAGCTACTGATAGTGCCAGAAGAGATGCAGACTTTAGTGTTATAATGGTAATAGCTGTAGATTCTGATAACAATATTTATGTACTTGATTATTTAAGGAAACGTGGTATTCCAGTTTTGGGTATACCAGGAGAAAAGAATAAAGGTATAGTAGATTATATGTTTGATTATTCAGATATTTTTCATCCTAGTTTATTTATTGTAGAAGATACTACAATGTCTAAACCTGTATTCCAGGCGTTACGAGCAGAGACAAGAAGAAGAAATGATTTCTCTGTTCGATTTAAAGAGGAGAAACCAGGCACTAGGATGAGTAAACGTGATAGAATACAGGAAATATTAGCTCAGAGATTTGCAATAGGTCAGATACATTTAAAGAAAGAACAATATGACTTAGAGCATGAGATAATAACATTTGGTCCCCGTATGGGACATGATGATGCTATAGATGCACTAGCATATGCATGTAAGTATGCTAATCCACCTGTAGGTATACATGAAGAAGTAAAAGAAAAAAGATTTTATAAAAAAAGGCCCCAAGCAAAGTCTTGGATAATAGCCTAGGGTGACAATGTGGCGTTGGATTTCAACTTAAATGTACATATTGTGGGTAATGTGGGTATAAATTAATTGGAGAGTTATGGCAAAAAGAAAAGATAAGATGGCTGAAAG